GAGAGACCTGGCCCGAAACCGTTGCCCGCATGGTGGACTTCTGGAAGAACCGCTGTGACCTGACCGACGCCGAGGCAAAGGAGCTGCGGGACGCTACTACTAACCTGCAGGTGATGAGCTCAATGCGAGGACTGTGGACCGCGGGCAAGGCGCTCGAGCAGGACGAGGCAGCTATTTATAACTGCGCCGCGATCGGATTGTCGGACCCACAGCATTCCCTACCAGAGGTTATGTACCTGTTAATGCTGGGTTGTGGCGTGGGCTTCAGCGTAGAGGAGCGATTCATCTCTAAGGCGCCCGTCGTCGCGGAGGAGTTTCACGACAGCGATTCAGTGATCGTTGTTGGCGACTCACGCATCGGATGGTGTAAGGCATTCAAGACGCTGCTCTCAATGTTGTATGCCGGTGACGTGCCGAAAATCGACTACAGCAAGATCCGCGAAAAAGGTGCGCCTCTCAAAACCTTCGGCGGTCGTGCAAGTGGCAGTGGCCCGCTACAAGAATTGTTCGAGTTTACGATTAAGACGTTCCGCAAAAGTGCATCTCACAAGCTTTCCAGTGAATCGCTTCACGACCTAGCGGCAATGACCGGGGCAATAGTGATAGCCGGCTCAGTCCGCCGAAGCGCGGAAATTAGCCTTGGCGATCAGGGAGACCAGCAGCACCGACGACTGAAGACCGGCGAGTGGTACCTGATGAACGGGCACCGAGCTATGGCGAATAACAGCGCCGTATTCCAAGGTCGGCCTGACCTGCCTGACCTGATGGGTGAGATGCACAGCTTGTTCCTTAGCTACTCCGGTGAGCGCGGAATATTCAACCGCGAGGCAGCACAGAAGAAGGCGGCAAAGGTAGGGCGTGATCCTGATGTTGATTACATCTGTAACCCCTGTGCTGAGATTCTCTTAGATCCAGACGGTGGCCTATGCAATCTGTCCGAGGTAGTCATTCGACCTAACGACAAGCTCGAGGACGGACCCAACGGCGAGCTGGGGCTGCTGTCCAAGGTTCGGCTGGCGACCATCTACGGAACGATGCAATCGAGCATGGTCAACTTTCGCTTCCTTAGAAAGCAGTGGGCCAACAACGCGTCTCGTTTGAGATTGTTGGGAGTAAGTCTGACCGGGATATGTGACCACCCGATTTTAAATGGACGCAAGGGTGAGAAATTACTGGCCGAGTGGCTGACCACCATGAGAGAGGAAGCCTACAGGGTTAATAAGGAGTGGGCAGCTCGTCTTGGTATTCCAGAGTCGGCAGCCATATGCACGGTTAAGCCCAGCGGTACGGTTTCTCAGGTCGCTGCCTGCTCCTCGGGCACGCATCCCGCCTATGCGCCCTACTACGCCAGGACGATAAGACAGGATGTAAAAGACCCAATCTGCGACTTCTTGATTGATGCGGGCGTGCCGCACGAGCCGTGCGTCATGAAGCCAGAGAGCACGATGGTATTCACGTTTCCGCAGAAGGCGCCCAAGGGTGCGCTGACAGTGGACGACGTAGGCACCATTGAGCAGCTCGAGCTGGCGCGGATGCTGAACGAGTATTGGGCGTGCCACACGGTAAGCCTTACCGCTTACTACGAGCCTCATAACTACTTTGAGGTGTGCCAGTGGGTGTACGAAAACTTCGACTACTGCATTGGCTTGAGTTTCCTCCCGAAGGACAACGGCAGCTACAAGCAGGCGCCTTACTCGAGGATCACGAAGGAAGAGTACGACGCGATGGTCGCAGCCGAGAAGCCTATCGACTGGGACAAGCTGTCGCAGTTTGAGCTCGAGGATAGGACCCAAGGCAGCCACGAACTGGCGTGCACTGGGGACAAGTGTGAAATCTCATGAGTACCCGCGACTGGTTCAACGCAGAGAGGTCCCCTAGGGACTTCGCTGCCGCGATCTTGGCCATGAACGACAAGGCCCTGCAGCGCAAATTCTTTGACGAGAAGGTGCCGGAGCATCTTCAGGATTTGGTGATGCGGCACGTCATGAACGCCCTAGCGGTAGGAGGGAAAAAGTAATGGAAAAGGATCAGGACAGGGAAGTCATCGCTCGGCATGTGGAGGAGTTTTTAGCTAGGGGCGGAGTGATCGAGGTAGTGGAAACAAAACGAGTGTGCCCCAAGAGGCTGCAGTGGGTAGCCGACAGGGGCATGGACTATTCGGAGTGGGACGAGATAGGCGGCAGCGATTGGTACAGGCGCGACGGCGACTCTCGGTTGGACGCAGAGGATTTCGAGGAGGATTAAATCATGGACGACGACGACATGGAGGTTGAAATGATAGAGCTGCTAGGAGATCAATTTACAAAGGCGCTCTTGGGCTGCGTCTACGACGATGACGGATCGCCAGTGCCCTGTTACTCAAGCGCGATGGTCATGGACGAGCTGTTGATGGACGGTCACGACGAGGAGTCTGCAATGGAGGCTGTCGAGGCTGCTACCGAGAACATGAAGATGCTCTGGATACATCCTTTGGAGCTTGATGTTTCTTTCGATCCAGACCCCAAGCCACATCTAAGGTTGGTCCACTAATGGCTTTCGAGAAGTCGGTGGTCATCGACTCAAAATCAATGGCCCAATCTGAGTGGAAGCAGATGCCTGAGTTTGTACAGGAAAGGCAGAAGCCCTTTGCGCAGATTATTTTTCGTTTTGAGACCGAGCAAGACCTAAATGATTTTGCCGAGATAGTAGGTCAGAAGCTCACCAGTAAAACAAAGTCTTCGTGGCACCCGTTCCGACCGCACCGAGACCCAAACCGGAGGGTATACAAATGACTCCACGCTACCCGATATTTATTGTCTCAAAGGGTCGCTGGGAAAACATGCTGACGGCACGGGCGCTAGACAGAATGAGCGTGCCGTATCGGTTGATAGTCGAGGCAAGTGAGAGGGATCTGTACGCGGCCAAGTTTTCGTGTCCGATACACGTTCTGCCGCAGTCCTATCTTGATGACTACGACACCTGCGACGACTTAGGTGACAGCAAGTCAAAGGGACCAGGCGCTGCTAGAAATTACGCATGGGACTTAGCTACTGAGGAGGGCTTTAAGCGCCACTGGGTTATGGACGACAACCTCGAGGCGTTTCATTACCTCAACAGAAACAAGAAGTGGGTCATCGAGTCGGGCAAGACTCTCTGCGCTGCGGAGGACTTTACCGACAGGTACAGCAATGTGCCGATCTCGGGACTTAACTACTACTCGTTCTGTAAACGCACAGATCCGGTTCCGCCCTTTGTGGCCAACACGAGAATTTACTCGTGTCTGCTCATAGAGAACGCTGCGCCATATCGATGGCGCGGCAGGTACAACGAAGATACGGACCTGTCGCTAAGGGTTCTGAAGGACGGACTCTGCACCATTCAATTCAATGCGTTTTTGTGCGGCAAGGTGACGACGCAAAGGATGAAGGGTGGCAACACCAAGGAGTTTTATCAGGATGAAGGCACGCTGCCAAAGTCGCAAATGCTGGCGGACCTGCACCCAGACGTTGCCGAGGTCGTGTGGCGGTTTAAGCGGTGGCACCACCATGTTGACTATAGGCCCTTTAAAAAGAACGCGCTGATACGGACCGTGGATGTTCCCGATGGCATTAACGATTACGGGATACGGGAGGTGCGGCCATGAACTGCTACTGCTGCGGCGCCGAGTTGATTTGGGGCGGCGACCACGACGAGGAGGACGATGAGGGACGTGAGCTGATTGTCACTAACCTCAGCTGCACGGAGTGCGATGCCTTCACCTTAGTTTACTGGAACATACAGGAGGCCACGGATGGCATTCGGGAAGATTAAGAGGACATCTGCGGACGCGCATTTTTCCAAGTGTATCCGCATGGCTTCGACGATCAACGGCGAGCTGCGCCCGTGGCACTGTCAGTTGTGCGAGACAGATTACTCAGATCGTAATCGACAGGGATTGCAGTGCAGCCACTTTATAGGCAGGGGCATAACGATGCACGGGACGCATGGATACGCGGTGAGATATGACCCTCGTAATGCACTTTCGCTTTGTGCCGCATGTCACGGTTTTGTGGAGGCCCACCCAGTGGCACATACAAATTTGTACAGGGAGGTTTATGGATCAGTCTACGGAGCAGACAAGTCTGACGCGGCGCTTAATGCGCTTCTTCGGAGGTCAGAGTGCAAGTCCAGAGCTCAATACGCCCGCAACAACACGCGAGCCATCTCAGCTTGGTATCTCGAAGAGTCCAGGCGACTTGAAATCGAGATCGAAAATTTCTTCAACGGAAAGGAGTCCGACTTTGAAATCAGAAGCTATGTCCCCACTCGAAAGCCGATTGAAATCAGTGGATGAATTGCTGCTGCACTGCGTCACAGAAAAGCAGCGCGAGGCCGTCGAGCTGGTGCATGTCGAGGGACTGACAAAGGCGGACGCAGCCAGAGCCCTTGGCATCGACCGCAAGAGCTTAAAGGAACGCCTAGAGCAGGTGGAGAGGCGCGCAGCTCGGGCTAACGACATCAAGCCAGAGAGACAGGCAGGCAGACGGGTCGGCATCATCGGCGACACTCACCTGCCCTACGAGCTCGATGGATACCTAGAGTTTTGTCAGGAGACGTTTGACAGCCACGGGGTGGACACGGTTATCCACATTGGTGATTTCGTTGATAACCACAGCCTCTCGTTTCACGACAGCGAGCCGATGCTGCACAACGTGATGGGCGAGTACGAGTCAGCCTATGAGCGCGCACAGGATTGGTATGAGGCGTTCCCAGTGGCGACCTTGATCATGGGCAACCATGACCGCATCCCCGCTAGGCAGATGGCGAAGCTAGGCATGGCGCCCAGCATCTACATGAAGCCCATCGAGGACCTGCTCGGTATGCCCGCGGGATGGACGGTGGCCAACCAGATCGAGATCGACAACGTGCTTTATCACCACGGTGAGACTGCCGGCGGCATCAACGGGTTCCGCAAGGACGCTGAGCAGCGTATGCGCTGCACCGTGTCGGGACACAACCATAGCAACGCGGGTATCAGTGCCACGGCCACCGACCAGGAGTTGGTCTGGGGTCTGGCTGTTGGCTGCGGGGTTAATCAGAAGCACATGGCGTTTGCCTACGGCAAGAACTTTGCCAAGAAGCCAATCGTCTCGTGCGGTGTCGTGATCGAGGGCGTCCCGCACATTGAATATATGAACTTGGGGAAAAAGATACGGAGGCAGTATGGACGTTGATATGAGCTTTAGGGATGAGGAGCATCGGCGAGAGTTGTTTCAATTCATTCGCGACGTTTCAGAAGTAGAGGAGATTCCTGTGTCGAGCATCGTTGCTCTTGCGAATGCTCACGTAATCGATATTACGAAATACCGCAAGGCATGGGAGGAGCTGTGCGAACAGGCGTGGTTAGTAATAGAGGTGGCGGAAGAAAGATTGGAGGCGATCGGATGAGTGCTAGGACCTTTGAGGATCAGTTTTACAGCGCAGTCTCTTTGGTCCTTATGATCCTGACGGCGCCCATCTGGATTCCTTTAGGTCTATACATCGGCATGACATACCACTGGACAGATACCGTACCCAAGGAGGAAGGAGATGAGTAAGTACAGCGTAGGTGACGTTCTTATGACTCTTTTTATGCTGGTGCTCTTTCCGGTGCTCATACCCGTAGTGCTTTTCGTGATGATCTACTGGATCGCATGTGGGCTGCTGAGTAGCGACAACTACAAGAAGGAGGTGGATGAATGAGTATTGATGCAACAAAGGAAGACTGGGACCAGATGGCCGGCAGGTACTACGACAATCGGTCGCCTAAAGAGGTGCCCTATGTGCCTGACCCTGTTAACCAGCCAGAGCACTATCGGGTCGGAGAGGTTGAGGCGATTGACTACATCGCGCAGCAGCTCGGCAGCGGAGTCAAAGACTACCTGCTTGGCAACGTGCACAAATATTTACATCGCCACCAGTTTAAGGGGTCGGCTTTGCAAGATCTGAAAAAAACGGAGTGGTACTTACGGAAGTTGATTCTTGAACACGAGCAAGGAGGCTAAATGAAAGAAGAAAATCGCTTTGTAAAGCTGAGTAGAAAGGATGTGTCCGAGGGCATAGAGAGGAAGGGAAACCTAGACTTCTTATCGTGGGGCGTAGCGTGGACGAAACTGTGCGAGGACTATCCCGGCAGCACATACTTTTATGGTGAGCAGGAGACGTTCCCCGATGGTTCCGTGATGGTCGAGATGGGCGTCACGGTCGAGGGCCTGACCCACACCATGCGGCTGCCGGTCATGGACAACCGCAATAAGAGCATCCTAAACCCATCGTCGAGAGACGTGTCGGACGCGAACATGCGCTGCCTTGTGAAATGTATCGCTATGCACGGTTGTGGACTGTCCCTATACACCAAGGTTAAGGGTCTGGTTGACGAGTCACCGTTCGATGTTGTGTCGCGCCTTATCGAGTCAGGCGATCACAGTAAGTTTCACGAGTACGTTACCGGACTGGATGAGAGGACCAGAACCGATTTGTTTAACGAGGCGCCTGCCGGTCAGAAGACAAAGTTTAAGGACGCGTATAGGGGTGCTTTGAAACACGCCAACCTGTTCTTTGACAGCGTAAGCGAGACCGTCACCGAGGCTAGGGAGGCTGACGACACTGATCTATTGCTGGAGACAATAGGTGAGCTGACAGGGTACGAGAAGAACGCCGTATGGGCCCGCTTGGGCGCAGAGGATCAACAATTCATTCAATCGACAAGGAAGTGATTATGGAAAATCAAAACGAATCAGTATTGGTCAAGGGCTTCTACCCAAAGCAGAAGCACGAGAACGCGCCGGACTTCGTGATAGCGAAAGCCAGCTTCAACCTGCCGCAGTTTGCAGAATTCATGAGGGAGTTTAAGGCTGCCAACCCAGGTGAGGAATGGGTCAATGTGGACATGAAGGTCTCTCAACAGGGCAAGGGATACGCCTCGGTGGACACTTGGAAGCCAGACCCCAACATGGCGGGACAGGGTGCACCAGCTGCAGCACCAGCGGCGCCAGCTCCGACCTTAGAAGATATCCCCTTCTAGCCATCAACCATGTGGGCCCTTCGGGGCCCTTTCAAATCAAGGAGGATTTATGAGCAAGAAAACTCGCATCTGGCGGCGCAGTAACACCTACGGCCTACTGTTTATCGGCTTCTGCTGCGGAGTGGCGATTGGCGCCACGCTGGCGGTGCTGTAATGGTCCTAGTGGACTATCCTGAGCTGCAACTACTCAGCGGCAGCAAGCAGATTAGTAAAGTTTGTCGCTTCCTCGATGAAAACTCTATACCATACGTGGTTGGTTCTGACGGGAAACCGCGAACCACAAACGATATGTTAAACGAGGGAATCAGGAATGGAAAAGAAGACGAAGCTACCGAAGTACGTTTTCCAAGCTAGGAATGCGTACTGGTATAAGCCCTGGCTGGGGCGTGTGGATGGTAAGCAGAAGTGGGGAAAAGTAGTGCGCCTCGCTGATGACACCGTGCCCATGTCAGAGCTGTGGGCCATCTACGAGGGCCTAGGCAAGGCGCCGAAGGATACGGTCAGGTGGATGTTTGACCTGTACCTAGAGAGCCAGCAGTTTGCCAGACTCAAGCCAAAGACGCAGAAGGACTACAACACCGCGGTCGCCAAGATGTGTGGCAAGGCAG